AATCACAAAAACGGAATAATGTTCTGGTCCGAGTGGCAATTCTGGAAATTTGACCAATGCTTGCCAGTTACCACTACCTATATTAACAGAAGTATCACAATCACCAGCAATGATGATATGTGGATCGTTAATGGTAATGTTCTTGATTGCTGGTCCAACCTTGCTGGCTGAACCTTGACCTACACCTGTTACGCTAGTAGCACCCATAATAGCCTCCTTGAAATTAAGGTATAGAAACTAGTATAGATATAATTATCGGTTATTTTTAATATAATCTATTGGATAAAAAATTGCGAAAATAATATATACATTTATCATGACTTATGAAAACAGTCCGATTATAAAATCATATCAAAAGCAAATCCTTTATGGAACCATATTGGGAGGATCTTCAATTGTAAATCCAACTTATGGGAGAAATTGTTATTTGGCCATGAGAGATAATAATTTAAATTGGCTTTCATATAAAATAAATGAACTAAAAGAATTTTTTAAAATAGATAGTAGTACAATAAAAAAGGATAAAAACACCTATCGATGCTATTCGGTTGCTTATCCTTGCTTTAATGATTTATATAGAACATTTTACAAAGAAGGTAAAAAGGTCGTAACTAGGGAGATACTAGAATCACTTAATGATCTAGCTTGGATGATTTGGTATATCGATTCTGGTAGGAAAAGTAAGAGGAAAGTTTACCTCAGAACACAAAAATTTGGAGAAGAGGGAACTGTGATAATAGCAGATTATTTTAATTCTCTTGATTGTTTTTGTGAAATTAAAAAACAAAAAGATAGATTTGAAATTGTATTTGACAATAAAGGCGCACAAGAGTATCTTAAAACATTCGCCCATAGAATACCAAATTTTCTCACAAAAGAGTAGTCGATGAGTACAAAAGTAAGTTTGTATTATGATCCAAAAATACATCTTTATCAAGAATCCTTTAGAGACGATTCTATTCACCTAAATGTTAATGAAAAAGGAATCGATCTTAAAATTGAATTTTCACTTGTTGATTTTATAAAAATGATCCAATCAATTGATTTAAATTCATTGAAAAAACAAGCCAACATTACAGACGAACAAATAAAATCTTATTGTGAAAAGCAAGTTGAAAAAAGAATTGGTTTAAATAATGACATTTGTCAAATGTTTGGATATATGATTTATGGGGATTGTAAAGAATCAAAAGAAAAACAAATAACAAATGGTATTCAATATCATGAAAATTTAAGAGAAAAATTGAAAAAAATAATTGAAGAATTAGGTTACAATAAAAATAATTACTATTTTGGGCTTGAAGATATTTTGCATTAATAGCATAATATTCGAATGACTATAATTGAAAAAACAACACTTGATATTCTTATTCAATATTCAAAAAGGAATGACTGGATTTCATTTGATGGTGAATATTTCCAAATCGACTCAGATAAAATCAATGGTATAAATATGCACAAATTAAACAATTTGTCATCTTCTGATGCTTTTTTGTGCCTTAAAAAATACCTCAAAAGACAATTTAAAAAAGTGAATAATTCATGCTTATAAATATTGGAATAATTTTTGTAATTATTTTAATATTTTGCAGACTCGTTCTTTTGCATAATCAAATACATGAATATTATAAAGATCAGTAATTGAAATATGATAAAAACAACCAAAGATGCAGAGCAAGAAGGTGTGTTAGAAAATTGTATTTACAATGCAAATTGTCTTGATTTAATGAAACATATTAAAAGCAATAATATTGATATGGTTCTAACATCTCCCCCTTACGATAATCTCCGAACATATAGTGGAAGTTTAGATTGGGGTGAACACATTTGGAAACCAGCAATTCAAGAATTGTTTAGAGTAATAAAAGAAGGCGGTGTAGTGGTTTGGGTGGTAGGAGATGCCACTATAAAGGGCAATGAGACAGGAACTTCATTCAAGCAAGCACTTTACTTTAAAGATGTAGGCTTTAATCTCCACGATACGATGATATGGCATAAAACCGCCATTTTTCCCCACCACTTGAACGCCCAACGATACAAACAACAGTTCGAGTATATGTTCGTGTTCACAAAAGGAAGCGTAAAGACATACAATCCTATTCACGACATACCAAATGAATCGGCTGGTAAAACTTTTCACATTAGAAAAAAGATTAAAACATCAGACAATGGAAGATATAATGGGCGAACCAAAAACCTAAAAATATCTGATTTTCGTATGCGTGACAATGTTTGGCGTGAAGGTCGTGCTGGCTATAAAGGACACCCAGCACCCTTTCCAGAGAAACTTGCCTATGACCACATTTCATCATGGTCAAATGAAGGCGACACAATACTCGACCCATTTGCTGGTAGTGGAACAGTAGGTAAAATTGCAAAACAAATAAATCGTAAATATATTCTTATAGAAAAAGAATCAAAATATACAGATGTCATCAGTAAGAGGATAAATGAAAATCAATAAAATTCTATTATCGGTCAATATATACAAATAGACCATGAATATTTCGGGTCTAAAAGAGAGGAGAATGCACTTAGTAAAAAATGATGACATCTGGTCTTTTCTTGAAAGCCTAAACATATCAAAAGTTTTTATTTTATATCAAGGCAAATGCAAAGAAAAAGAATTGCCATCTATAAAAATCGATAGCGTAATTGTCACAACAAAATGTGGCAAGAATGAAATAAAATGGGATAACGAACTTTATAATAACAAATCTTTTTTGACAAAACCAATTTATGATTTGCATATTGACTTTACTGGCAAAATTGATGGTATGCTAACCTATGACAATGTGAAAAAAAAAGCAACTATTACTGGGAAGCATAAATATAAAATCACAGAAAAGTTCAACAAAGAAATATGATTCATATTATCTTCATTTTTGAATATATTGTCTTTACTTTAATCTATATTTTATTTATCATTGCATTTAACGAGATATTAACAGATTTAGATTAAGGCTATTACATGCAAATTATCAATGAAATAAAACTTGGATTTAATGATGTTCTTATAAAACCAAAACGATCTAAAACAGCCAGTAGAAAAGATGTAGTCCTATCAAGAAGCTTTAAAGGACTAAATAGCAATTCAATAATAAAAGGAGTGCCAATCATTGTTGCCAACATGGATACTGTTGGAACTTTGAAAATGGCAGAATCATTAGGCAAATTAAACATTTTTACTTGTCTTCATAAATTCTATGAATTGCCCATACTACAAAAATTCTTTGATTCTAATGAATACTCAGAATTCGCATTTTACACAACTGGAATTACCGATGACGATTTTATCAAACTGAAAGAAATGAAATCTACAAATCGCAAAATAAACATCTCCATTGATGTCGCTAATGGCTATACAGAACACTTTCAAAACAAAGTTAAAGAAATTAGATCTATATTCCCAGATTCATTTATTATGGCTGGAAATGTATGTACCCCAGAAATGGTTCAAGAACTTTTATTATCAGGTGCAGCAGATTGTATAAAGGTCGGAATAGGCGGTGGTAGCGTATGTAAAACTCGTATGGTTACAGGAGTAGGATATCCTCAACTTAGTGCCGTAATCGAATGTGCAGAAGCAGCACATGGATTAAATGGACTTATATGTTCAGATGGTGGATGCAAAGAATCTGGCGATGTAGCAAAAGCTTTCGGAGCAGGATCAGACTTTGTAATGCTTGGAGGAATGTTTGCTGGTACAGATGAATGTGAGGGAGAATGGATATTTGAAGATGATACAAAATATTTGAAGTTTTATGGAATGTCTAGTGAAGAGGCAAATAACAAATATTGTGGCGGAATGAAGGATTATAGGGCTTCAGAAGGCGAAGTTAAATTTGTTGGTTATAAAGGTAGTGCCGAAACTGTAGTAAATCAAATTCTTGGCGGACTAAGATCTGCATGTGCTTATGTTGGAGCTAATCAATTGAAAGATTTAAGCAAATGCACCACTTTTGTAAGATGTAATTCTATAAAGTGAAATTTAAATATGAATTTTATGAAAAATGGACTTTAAATAACTTTTTGTTATTCCATCATTATCGCATAGCTTGATACAAACTTGTAATTGGAGTTAAATCCATAGACTTTGCACCCATACTAGCAACTGGAATGCCACCACACCCACCTTCTTCTTCATCTTCATCTTTGTCGTTTTTAAATGCATGGCCAACATCAGACATGTATGCTCTGCAAACCGAAATTTTATTTTCCATCCACTCATCAAGCTGGTCATGATCTTCTAGCATAGAAAGAATAAGGTCAGCGTATTCCTTTATATCTTTTAGGTTATTCATCAACATTCTGTTTCCATCGTTTGAGGCTTCAAGTTTGCCACCATCATTCGTAGCTATTGGATGATCTTCACAAAGATCGTAGTATTGACTTTCGGAAATGATTCCAGCTAAATAAAACTTGTAGTTTTTATTGTTTTTATCAAACATTTTAATTTTCCTTTTTCCAAAATATTAGTGTACTAATTTTATTTTCTTACATCAAATTTACGAGAAACATTATCTTTTTTGTCATTCAATCCAAGATTATTCCCAGTCTGGTAATCATCATTCTTGCCAAATAATTTTATCTTCTTGTTAATCATCACATCGTTGTATCCACGCATAAAGTCTTCACTTACTATTGTGCGAATTGCACATGGCTTACAATATAAAACATCATCAGTCGTCTTGCACAAACTCGTATTCTTGAAAGACGCTTTTTCTTTATTGTACAAGGTAAAGCCACTGTAATTTTTTTCTATATCCCTATGTCTAATTCTCTCACAACCAGAAACAATTAAAAATAAAATTAAAAAACATGTAATTCTCATTTTATCTCCATACATTTAAATGATTACTCTTATATTATATATATGTTTTTAAGTGAGATAAATTTATGGATGAGAAAAATTTTATAAGTAAAGAACAATTTAAAAAAGAAATAAATGATTATAAAAAATTTATATTCTCAAGTAATTTGTTTTCTATGGCCATAACCCTAATAGCTGCACAGACAGTTCAGAAACTTGTTTCAATTATATCAGAAACAATATTTATGCCTTTTATAAATTATATAATAAACTCAACTGGAGGAAATTGGAGGAATCTAATATTCATACCAGTCACAGGAATGGAAATAGAACTTGGTAAGTTTTTAGGTGGAATATTAGAGTTCACAATCACTATCACATTCATTTACATAGTTTTTTACAAAATTATAAAAAAGTTCGATCCTAATAGCGAAATTAAGCATTAATGTCTTTCTTGGGAATGCTTGCAATCTGCGGAATTCTGGTCGTTATTGTTTTCCAATTTCTTTTTACCCATTGCATGAATATACCTTCTGCTTTAACTGGGCCAATCTCATTAGTGGTGCCTGTTTTTTGCCTTTCTAATTCATGAGTACATTCGTGAACAATCGTACTGGCAAGCTCTAAAACACATTCCAGCGTGTCTCCATGTGACTGTAAATGCTTTTGTACATTTATATGAATGACATCAGATGATTTTATCTGATTTAAATCAACATCTGGTATGTATTTCTTTATTACTGCCGATGGAAGAGTGTTTATTTTTTGACTTGCTATAAAATCATCTCCAAATTTCATTCTTATTTTCCCAACAACATTTGCTCCAATTACCTTCTTGTCTTCAGCAGAACTATACATCCCATAAACACCTTGATTTAATGTGGCTATAGTGCTTATGTTTAAAAGTAATTTCTGATCTCTTGGCAAAGTCTCATCATACATTTGAACTAATTTTACCGCAAATTTTGCCTTGTCGTATGCTGAATCTATTTGTCTCTCATCAACCATCTCGGTTCCAAGAGTAGATTGTTCTAACCATTGTATAAAACTTTTCAAGTTAGCCTCATTATTTAAAAACTAAATTATTACACTGTATTTATTTAGTTTTTTTATTGTATTTTTCTTTTGCTTTTTTAGATCTGCATTCCTTGCACCTTCCGCAAAGACCATCTCTTTTCGTATTGTCGGGCGAGAAAAGTTTAAATTCCAATATTTGTAAACAGTTAACGCATTCTTTCTTTCCGTCAGCTACATGAGGATTGTTTTTTTGCAAATGTGGCTTCGGTCTACTTCCCGCTATATGACCTCCCTCACGCTCACATATGTAGCGACCATTTCTGGCTATATTCTTATCGTGCGTAAGTCTTAGCGGAGTATGTTCCTCGTTGCAGAAGGAGCAAAATAAGGTAATTTTGTCGTTGGCAATATGGGTGTGGTAATATCTTTTTGATTTCTCGGACGATATCTTGATCCTTCTGTTTTTATCGACTTCACTTAATATTTTATCCATGAACAATTTCATATTTTTTTTGTTATACACATGACCAAAAAGATTCATTTCTGTCCAAACTTCAAATGGCAAGCCGATTTCTGCTGCCTTTATTTTTCCAGCTTCGATCTTTGCTTGTATAACTGGGTCGAGAAGCCAAGATTGAGGTTTTACTTCAATCAATTTCGATGTTCCGTCTTTGTGTTTCACTAAAATGTCTATCACATATAATGAATCGATCTTCTTGATTGGATTGAAGTACTTAATCGTTATTTTTTCGATCTCGTAAGACACAACGGATTCGTCATTATCCAGTATCATGAAGGCTTTCTTCTCGTATGACGACCTAAATACCCCTTGCCCCGATGGTATCTTGGTTGAATGGTGTACTCCCCTAATATGGTGGGTCTTGGGGTCAAAACCATTCTGATACTGTCTGATCGTTGCCCGTGATAGCTTCATTCGGTGTTCTGGAGTGAAGCCTCCGGTTTCTTCTAACATTTTTTTTCTCCCTTCAGAAATTTTTTGACAATGTTCTTCGGAAAATTTCTTGCCCATATGAGATTCAGACATTTTTTGTTTTGTTTCTTCTGATAAATTTAAACCTTCGTTCCAGCCCCCACCAGAACCTGGAATTAAATTAGACTTTGCTCTTGCGATTCCTTCTGGATTGTTTTTCATATAAACGCTAAGTTTTTCTTTAAACTCATCACTACGCTTAATACCAGTAAGAGAAAGTCGAATTCTTTCTTTTTGTTCATCGCTTATTTCTCTGCCTTTTTGCACACAGCTTCCACAAATTTGCAGATAAGGCGTTTCCATTGATCCGTAGTAGCAACTTTTTTTCATTTGGCGTGATGGTTCGCCATTATGCTCTTGGCAAGGACAAAATACTTCAATGATGGAATCATCTTGTCTTTTTTCTCCGATCTTGTTTACAGGGTTATTGTATTTCATAAAGCATTGGCGACAAATGAATTCCTTGCCTCCGCTTTTCAAGATGTTTCTCTTTGCTGGTTGTTTGCCTATTGTAATTATTTCTCCAAAAGGAATGTGATTATGATGATCACATTGGATTTGAATCTTGTCGGTATCTTTGAAGGCGGCATACTTAGTTTTAAATTCTTCGATGTTCACGATTTTTCTCCTTATAGATGCTGACTATATTATTCGACAAAAATAAAGAAATGTCAACCTAAAACTTACAACTCTTTCTTGATTTTTTTTAACGCAGTTAAATATACAGAAAATTTTGTGAAAATTGGCATAGATTAAATTTAAAACTACATGTTACAAAAAAAAGAAAACCTCGGAAAAATCCGAGGTTTTCTCAATACTTTGTATTTGATATATTACTAGTATTTTTATATAATAAAATTGGCAATGCTCATTCTTGCGTAAAACTTTGCCCCTTCCCTCAATAATTTTTTTCCGTATCTTGTTAAAATTCCCTTACGAGGACAGAAGCTCTCTGGATCGAGAACAACAGGAGTCTGAGTAAGAGGAACATAAGGGCAGTAGAAATATCCTGAGTCAAGATATGAATCGCCTTTATAGCCCATAAGGATTTGGTTAGATGGGAACAATGGATCTTTATATAGTCTCCAACGATTGTTCACAGTACCAACATACTGGATACCCAAGCTGCTGCTGAAAGTTTCAGAAGGTGCAGGAGCAAAACCAGCGGTTGCGGTTTCAAAGATTGAAGCAACTTCAGGAGATGTAACGATGAAGTTAGCACCACCACGAAGGGTCTTACGATGAATAACTGAGGAAATTTCAACGATCTTCACATAGAGAGATTCGTATTTTTCTTTGATAGTATCACCCAAGGAGGTGTTGAAATCCCAAGCGGTTACAGTACCAGCATTTTGACGGAGGTCGGTGAGGACTTCACGATCAATTTCAAGATTAATTTCTTGAGCAAGAACTGCGGTCAATTCGGCTTCAGCATCCAAGTTGTGTTGTGAGCGAAGATCTTGTTGAGCTTCATAAGACCATACAGCCTTCAACTTACGGGTTTTGGCAGTAATATCTTCAGATTCAACAACGAGGTTGATTTCTGGAAGATCTTGTGAGCATTCAAGATTAGCTTCGTAACTTGCAACGATATGGTTATCACCAGGGTTGCCACCAGTCCAAGCAAGGGTAACCACGCCAGTAGTAGCATTTAAGCTTGATCCTGCGGAGGTTGCTTTTGGGCTAGGAGTTCCGATATCGGTAAAGTTAAATACACCAGCGGAACTTACGCTGAATGTTTGGATAGCTACAGCACCATCATAAACAGTACCAGTAACGGTTCCTGTCAAGATAGGGGTGTGTTCAAAAGGATTGTATACAGATGTAGCATCTGCACCATCATCGGTAGCTCCCACTTCATTTTGAACGAACTGATGGGAATAGAAGATATCGAGATTAGCAGTACCATCTGCTCTCTGCATCAATGAATTTGCATCATCGCCAGGGAAACCGCTATTATTATCAGCACCACGAGTAGCACCCTTGTTGGAAGAGTATCTAAAGCGGAGATAATAAACAAGACCAGTAGGTCCGAGCAAAGGCTGGACTGATACGATCTTATTAGCGATCAATTGTGGGTAGATCCTACGAACCAATGGGATTGAGATTCGTTTGAACTGTGCGATGTCAGCGGTGTCGGTAGACACTTCGTTGATAAGGCGTTGGTTTTCGAGAAGAACTGCTGTGGCTGCACGAGTATTACGGTCTTCGATGCCTTCGAGGAGACCAGTCTTAGCCCAGCGTCCTTCTAACTCTTTAGCTTCATTTAAAAATCTAGCATTAGCGTTCATATTAAAATTTCCTTTATAACTTGTTAGAATTTAGCTTTTACTTTGGTTTCTTTATACCTGAAAGAACCAAAATTTGGTCTATTTCACTGCTGTTGTTGCCGACATTTTCCGCAATGACGACTTCTTGATCAACAACTTTTTGTCCTCTCCCCGTTACATTCTTTGCTTTTTCAAATCTTTCTTTCTGTTCTGTGATTACTTCAGATCTCTTCTGTGAAGATGTCGCTTGTTTTTGCTCTGTAATCAAATTTTTAGCATAGCGTACATTTTCATTAAGTTTGGTATTTTCGGTAGACAAGCGAATATTGCGAGCTTCCATAATACGGAGTTGGCCTCTAGACTCTTCCAATTGTTTTTGGAATTCTTCAACTTTAGCTGAAGAGAAGTTTTGAGATTCATCATCAGACAAATAGTTACTTGCGATATCAACGATTTTATCCAAGGCAACTTTATGTTCTGCGATACGAGGATCACTAACAACATCTTTGCGAGCTTGTTCGTAAATTTCTTGACCTTTTGCTTGCAAGAATTGATCTACTTTGTCTACGATATATTCTTTCATTTCTTGAAGTTTCTTGTCGTATTCTTCATACAACTCAACTTCGATGTTGCCGTTTTTGGATCGTTCCGACTTCAACATTTGATAAGCTTCTTCGTATCCTTCTTCAAGTGCGTTTTTGTATTCTTCGCCTTGAATATCTAGACGATTCCGCAAATCGGCAATGATAGCATATGCTTCTTCATAACCTTGTTCTGCGGTTTTTTCAGAGTTTGACAATTCCCCAGAAAGTTCAGTATAGGCCTCTTCAAGTTTCTCGTTATATTCTTTTTCGAGATCTAGCGTTGCCTGATTCAGCATTTCGTTGATAGCTGAACTTACTTCCTTTACATCGGATTCTGGTAAAAGTTTCTTGATTGCTTCCATTATCTTTTCCATTAGCCTAACCTCACTTTGCTAGTATTTCGTTTTTAAAAAATTAAATCAAACAATTTTAGATTTTATATTCTTTGTTTGATCTTCAATTATTCCACCTAAGCAAGCTATTAATGCTTCTTTGCTAATTTTATGTATGCTTCTGCTTTCGTTTTTAACTGAAGAATCAGAAGATTCCACTGAATTATTTGATGGAATGTAACTTTCACGCTTGCTTACAATTTTTTCTTGGAAAGCAGAATGTGTAGATGGATCAGCCACTGCATCGAATGTTAATAGTTTATAACTTTCGCCAATGACAAGAATTCCACTTTCATCTACTCTTCCGTTGCCAACACCTCTGCTGCTGATTCCAACACGCACACCATCATTGATTAGTGCCTTTAGAATACGGCCATGAGGAGTGTTTAATATTTCGCCTTCACCCATAAGATTATTTCCTTCCCACCATAACTTAGTAATTACATGGGAAGCTTTTTCGAAATGTATGATACTATCTGTAGGATGATCTAATTCTCCAATCAACCCTCTTGCTTCAATTATTGGAGTTAAAGCCTTAACATTGTCGCTTAAAACACTGTAAGGATATTTCCTTTTATTTTTATTGACAGCTTCTGCTTCTTGGAATTTCCCTCTAAAGCTAGTTAATCCTCTATTAGTGGATTCATTTAGACTTAGAACGAAACCGCCAGAATTGCAGGAGTCAACAAGTAGCATTTTATCACTCATTACTCTCCTTTATTGGTTGATTACTGGTCTTTTGCTTTCTGGGGATAAAGTATTTTTAAGATTAGGCCAAGTATCACTATCTTGGTAAGTTCCTAATTCATCATTATCTTTATCTGCACCTTTTTCGCCTTTCATTGTAAATTCAAAAGCATCAGGAATGTAGGGATTGTTTAGGGAAGGCCAAGTATTATCTCCGCTATCGTTTCCTAAAGCATCACCCATCATTTCTTCTTCGCCACCGAAGGACTTTCCATCGCTTACTGGACTGTGATTAAGACCATATTCATCCCCACCATTAAATTTGGAAGGAACAGCATCGGTTTGTTTTGCAGCCCAAGCATTCATGGGGTGATCTCCACCTACCGAGGTATGAACATCCATGTCTTTCCATTCGCCAGAGTGATCCAAGTTTGCTTCAACCAATTCACTGATATAATCAGCGATATTTTCTGCTAATTCCAAACTAGGAGCAGAATTTCTATTGAGTACAGATTCACATTCAGACATGAAGCTAGCGGTTTCTACCTTAGCAACTTCATCTCCGATTTGAATTGCTGCTTTATTCATTTCATGAAGTGCTTTGTATAAATCGGAAAATACTTTTAAATCAATGCTATCGCTTTCGTCTATTTTGTCAAAGAAATCAACAGCTATGTTTTGGAATTCAACATATGAATCTTTGCATGTTTTGCATTCGGAAGTTACATCATTAGAGTAACCAGCCAACTTAGCGATTTTGCTAACACGATTAGTATAAGCATGATGTGCTGTTCTTAGAATTGCTTCTGCCATAAAGTTGCAAACGCTATCATCATAATTATTTACATTTGCGATTTCAAGAGCTTCAGCGATGTTTGCTGATAGTTCATCTTGCGTCAAATAAAGAACTGATGGCCATTTTGCGACAATGTTTTCCAAGCATTCTTCAAGATTAGCATTGTCAGATATATTGTTATATCGTTTAAGTTCAGCAATAGCTTTTACGAATGATTGGTCTTCATTTACTCTCTTTGCTTTGCCACGAAGAACTTTAACTTCGGTATCTAAAGTCTTCCAATTAAATGAAAGAACTTTACCTTCGTTACGCTTTTGTATGTTTGGAATTGCCAAAGCAACTACATTTCCGTTGTTGTCATTTTTGACTACAGATTCAGAAATAACATGACCATAATTTTTATAATCGATATATCCAAATACATTTTCAGCTAATTTTGACCATTCTTTCATAGTCTTTTTATAACGAGTCTGAACTCCCCATCTTTTATTGGATGTTTTTCCCAATTTTTTCTTTGCTTTTGACGCTTCTTTTCTTGCTAATTTTCTTATAGATTCTGGAACCATTCTAGCATTTCTCGCTCTCGTTATTCTACCTTTATTTACAGAGGATGATTTGCGATGTTTTTTAAACCAATGAGATCGTTTGCCAGTTGGCTTATTAGCGGTAACTACAGCCTTATATCCTTCAGTTAGTTCTCTACGAACACTTGGCATTGAAAAATATTCTTCAAATTTAGTATTTGCTTTTTGCTTGTTATTATCAAGCAATGCATCAACCATTTCTGAAATAGCATTACGAGAATTTGCTTTTGCCGATTCATTATCGATTACAAGTTCTTGAATATTTTCAAGAATAACTTGATCATCTTCTAATTTATAAATTGCATGAATATATGTATCATCGGATGTTTTATATGTAACATCTGATTCTCCATAACAATGCAATTCAACATCAACGCCAAGGGTTTTACCCAAAACATCTTCTGCATTGATTAGTTCTTGTTCTGATCTTGTCAAAGATCCTTCTTCTAAATTTTTAAACGCTTCGAAACTGATAAGTTTTCTTTTCATGTGTAATCAACTCCCTGTGCTGTAGGTTACAAATATATTTTATTAGCACGATTTTGGATGCCGTGTCATTATCGTATATATTGCATTATAACAATATTTTTACTTTTATTTTTCAATATTTGTTTGTGTCAAAAACAAATGTCACAACTATATAAGTATGCTTATCAATATAAATAATGAGGTAAAAAATGAAAACATTTTATGAATTTATGGAAAGTGTGGGAACTGATTTGGCCAATGAGATTGGTCCAATGGGTTTAACAAAAGAAAGAATGGAAGTTTTAGCACCAATGTTTGTCTTCGTTGACAAATCAATTAGTAATGATTCTAGCTTCATGGGTAGGCTATATAATTTGTTTAAAACAGAAGTTTCAAATTTCCCTCAACTTCAAGATGATTTGGACAAATTAGATATTACAAAAATTAAAAGGGTTGCTGGTGGCATTGAAAAAAATCGCACTACTGACATGGTTGTTTTGCCTAATTCAGATAGCCCAATATAATTTATTTTGAAAACCAATACTTAAAAGATTTTTGCAAATTACTTTCAGTAAGTTCATATCCAATGCAATCAAATATTATTGCATCAACTTTACAAATTGGACAAAGTGCAGTTTCCCCTTCGTCTGTAAATTCTTTTACTTCGTCTGCTTTAAAAATCTTACAACAATGATAACATCCTGCATTTCTAGAAATAGAAAGTAAGGATTTATTTTTAAACACAAATGATGGTAATTGTCTTTCCATTGTAATATTAACTCAAATAACTAGTGTCTTTATCTTCGTAATCTTGTTCTGTTCCATAGCTATAGATTTCAAGGTTATATTTCTTCAAATCTTCCTCATCTGCTTCTGGTATTTCAGAGGCAGACGAACCAGTTTCTTCTTTTGATTCGCTTTCTTCTGGAGGAGTTCCTTCTGGTGGTGGAGTTCCTTCTGGTGGTGGAGTTCCTTCTGCACCCAATTCTGGAGTAGGTCCACCAGCCTCAGCACCAATTTCTGGAGCAGCTTTTTCTTCACTTGGAACACCGACTCCAAGCAATTGTGGATTTTGCCCCATGATAGCAATTTTTAAATCTTCAAGTTTTTGTAATTTCAAACGACTCAACATCATCGATGCATCTTCTTCGGTATGCATAAGTATTTTTGTTAATATGTCGAAATCTGACATAAGCAAACTTCCCTTAAGCGATGCAGCATTTCCAAATCTTGCAGTCTTAACTTCATTTCTTGACAATTCACGCCAATCAGAAGGTGATGTCATTTTTATTTTAAGATCTTGATACATTTCGCTTGGGTAGCCACGAAGCTCTAAATGTCTTTCGCAAAGATCAAGAATTCCATCTTCAAAATTTGATTGTAATCTTTCGATCATGCGAGCAAATTTTACATCTTGTGCAGACAATGTAATTCTTGTTGCATTTACATCTTCACTTGAGAAATAATTTTTGGGAAAGTTTAGAGATACAAATAATTTATTTCTAAAGTACAAAGCATCATCTACTTCTCCAAGATTTTGCGCACCAGGCAAAGTTTCAATTCTTGTATTTGCATTAGGGCGAATTGGAATCCAAAAGTCTTCATCTTGTGCAGGTGGTTGCCATCTTTCTTCAACCATATTGGCTCCGCTATTGCCACGATTACCAGCAATTTTTCTCTTTCTGAATTGATCTTTCATTCTTTCCAAAAATGCTTCTGCTTTAAATGGAGGAAGCTGACCAACATCAATATAGAACACTCTACGCTCTGGCGCACGAGTCAACCTATACACCACCATTGCATCTTCCATGAGTCTTAATTGATGTGCTGGCCCTCTGGCTGGCTCAATAAGAGACTGTCCATAAGGATAGAAGTTTCTTCTATCATCTCCTATTCTAATATGTAAAACTTGTAATGGATTAAATCTAATTGCTGTAGATTGATTGAGTTCCGCATCACTAAGTTGTGATATATCTCCTCTTCCTAACGATTGATAATCTGGACCTTCTTTGGATTGTTGGAATTCTATTAATCTTCCTTTAATAGTTTCAATCCTATACATTGTTTCTGGTGGTAGTGTTGTAAGTTTATATATTCCATCAGAAGGCTTGTCTGGATTTATAACTATTTCAAAAAATTTATCACCATGAACAATTAAATCTTTGAAATAGGCAAATCCATGACGATTCAAATTTAGCATTTTTCTATGCAACAATAAGAATTCAAGTTCTTTTTTCACATCATCATTTTTGCAATCAATTTTAAAAATATTACCAGTATCATCTTTTTGGCAATTGTGAAGTATAACAGAATCAGTTGCAAAGCATTTGTGTTTTTCCACAGAGATGTCATACACATCAATTTCTTTTCCTTCTGTAACTCCAACTACTTTGCGACAAGTTTTGCTTTTATTTAAATATTTTAATTCTTTAAGTGAGAATCCATTTTTGTGAATACAATTTTCTACTGTGTGCCAATCTAAATTCATGATTTTGGCAATTTGTCGAACAGGAATATCTCCGCAAATCAATCTTGTTGCTCTATTTAATTTTTCATATTCTGGATTTGTTTTTCCATATCTCCAATCATCAATGAATTGTCTTTCATGTACCCATCCTTTTTCAAAGCTCATGATTCTTGGGAATTGATTTGTTTTGATTTTTGTAAGATCTTGATTTGCTGGAGTTCGATAAAATGGCATTAGTTCATCGCCAAATTCTAATTCGCCACAGGCTATCCATTCTCCATTCCTTTTAAGAACTCTGTGATCTGGTGTTGCGATAATTGACTTTCCATTGTCCAAAAGTATTTCAATTGTTTTTGCTTTTTTTACAATTCTTGGAGCAAATGCCCATCCTAAACTGTAATCATTTTTTTCAAAATCATAACAATATACTAAAAATCTTTCATCTGCTTTGTTGTTTGTTAGCCATTCAATTGTTTGATAGCCGAATGGGGTTGCAATTTTAGTATCACCAGAAACACAAGCTTCATCAGCAAATACGGTCATGGCCATTTCAATTTCTGGAACATTTCTTAATCTTTCGTATTCCTTGTACCTCATACTCCTATTGCCAAGAGTAGTAGTATCAATCATGTCATAGGTTTGACGAAGATTTACATAATTACTTGGGCCTTGGCCTGTTACTAGCTCTCCGCCAGTTTGAAGTGCATCGGTTTGTGCTATACCTGCACCCGTAAATTTTGAAGTATCCTTTATTTTGCTTAAAGGATCTTTTTCGGTTGCGTATGTAAACAATTTAAAAAAATCTGACCAAACTGTCATAATATTCCTCTAATTAACTTAGTATGGATTATTTAGTTATTATAAGGCTAATTGTTTTTAAGGTTATAGATGAAAAAAGTTTTATTTTTATCAAGTCATTTAGGATCTGAGTCTGATCAACTATATGTCGCTTTTTGCGATCTATTGTCAATTCAGGGTTACAAAAAAGAAAATATCTATAGAAGCATGCAAGATATATATTTTTTAACAGAAAGAAAGCATAAACTCAAAACATCGGCAAGAGTTTACATGGATCATTTGCTTTTTAATTATCAATTTTCATGCAAACAAGCATATGAAAATTGTAAATTTATATTCATTGTACGAGAGCCAGAGGAGACAATTGAATTCTTAGTTTCAAATAAACTTTATAATAAAAAAGATGCAATTTCATATTATCTTTACAGAATCAGAAGGATATGTGAAATGGCAAAGAATTCAAAAGATGGATTATTTTTAACACATGCAAATTTGAAAAATGGCAAAGGAATACAGGAAATTAAAGATTATCTTAACATAAAAGAAAGATTTAATTTTGTTTTTGAAAATATTGAAAATAAAAATAAAAATATTTTGACATATAAAGAAATTGAAAATTTAAATCATGTTTATGAAAAATATCTTTATTTTGTTCGTAATATTAATTGCATTAGCATTAAATAATGTATGACATTTTTAGATTGGATTATGAAAAGAGATGAGAACTTCAATGCAACCATGCCTTCTGATGTTGGAGATGCAGGTGGAAAAGATACTGATACTCCTCCTTTAGAAACTAGAGGGGCTTTTCCATTCTATTCAGACGAGGAAAAGCCACCTGTTCCACCAAGACCCAAAAAAGAAAAATGTAGCAAAAAGAAAAATCAATTTGGGAATAAAATATAATTATTCGGAACAATAAAATTATTATAATAATCAACAATTTTTATTTGAGAAGCAATTGTTTTCATTTGAATAATATCATTGTCGGCATAAATTGCACAAATCCATCCATCCCATCTTTGATCAAACTCAGACATTTTCCATGTTCTAATTTTTAGTTCTTTATCGCTATTGTTGATATATTTTATTATTTTTTTATCTTCATCGTAGTGAACCATCACCATAGCATGGCCAGGTATTCCAAATAAAACTCCTCTTTTTTCAATTACTATGGCCTTTTTTATAAGACTTCTATCTTTTATGCTATTTGTTTGTTCGAATTTTACACCTAGTTTTTTTAATTTCCAAGAGGCATTTGAAGGACTGCTATAGCTTTGGCAATCACGATCTTTAGTAAGATCAAATAATTTAATTTCATTGGCATATCTTCCTATGCATTCCAATGATGCCCACACACATTGGATGCCAGTTTTGTTGAAAACTCTATCCTTCATGGTGATTGGAGTCATAACATCAGACATATTTTCATCCGCTTCACCTTCATAAAGTGAAACCGGATTGCGTCTTGTGTCATTTGGATTTGGATATAATTTCTTATCGGATTGCCTAAGAGCAAATGTAATAAAAAACAAAAAAAGCAAAAAAGTACAGACATGGACTAAGAAAAAGCTAATTTTTTTTAAACGCATATTCCTCCTTGAAATGTCTATAAATATATAGATTTGCGATTAATTTAAGATTAGTCTTTTGATAAGATTATTGATTATTTACCTGTTTTTGGCTTTAATTGAAAAATGCCATCAATATCTAAATATTGATGGCATTTTGGTTTAATTATTTAAAAACTAATTTAAATCATCATCATCATCATCGTCATCATCATCGTCATCGTCATCGTCATCGTCATCGTCATCGTCATCGTCATCCCAATCATCATCTTCATCATCGTCATCATCGTCATCATCGTCATCATCGTCATCATCGTCATCATCATCATCATCTTCGTCATCTTCCCAATCATCATCATCTTCTTCTTCATCCCAATCATCATCGTCACCATCATCATCTTTATCATCATCTTCATCATCATCTGATTCCCAATTCATAGATGTATCCCATTCGCTAATTTGAGGAATACCAAAATTTGTTTTATTTATGTCCTTTTCTTTTGCAATAAAAGAAGCCCACATTTTCAAACCTTCTAGCATGCTATTGTCTAAAAAACTCATGTTTTGTTTCCTTTTCTGTAAGACCTTAATACATAATATAAGGAGATAGTAATGAAAAATACATTTATTTTTTTAATTTTTATGATTTTTTTTTCAGGTTGTCAATTTGTTCCACTATTTAGCCCTATTATTACAGGTATAATCATTTGGAAAGAAGGCCAAGCGAAAAAATATTATGAAATAAATACTTCAATTATGTACAGATGTGTAAAAAATTCTCTTCGTGATTTAAATATAAAAATAACAAAAGATCAAAAAAATAAAAGTGGCTATTATTTACAGGCAGAAAACAAAGACACTTTTTATATTCATATATATTATGTTAAAAAAGATGTTAGCAATGTAGCAATCAGAATAAACACATTTGGAAATAAATCCTACACAGAACTTATATATCAAAAAATTGATTCCAATATGGATATCATAAATTATGACAATAAGGGCTTACCAGTAAAAATAGAAAGCCCTTATTTAGATTGAGTAAATTTAAAAAAGAATCGGAGTTCTTAGCAAACTTTCCTGCTAATCAACGATCCTATTGTTCTACAAATTTTAGAACAAATCGTACTTGATGTATAGCATCCTCTTTTTACAGCAACTGGCTCTTCTTGTGGAGAGCAACTGCAATCTACAGTAACGCCTTTAGAGCCACACCCAGCGTTGTTTTGTCCTTTCCATGGCTTTCCATATTCTGGAGCATTTGGATCACAAGCATTATTTGGATTACATTTACAAACAATTTTCTTTCTTAAAAGTTTATTGTTTATAACTTCAAACATGTGAGAATCATCTTCTCCAATAAGATTATTTTCACTCAATGAATTCACACAAGAATTTGCCATTTCATTAACTTCTTCTTCGCTAGTTTCAATCGAATGAATTAAATTCTTATTTTTATCAAACATATACATATTTCTACAAGGAACTTCTACAGTCATATCTTTTTTGTTCGATAAGATTGAAACTTCTTTTTTAATTTTAACTTGTGATTCTGATTGTGTTTTTAAAACAAATCCATCATCACAAATGATTTTCTTTATTTCTAGTTTGTTTTCCTTTATGATGCTTTCATAGCTTTTATTAGAAAGCACTTGAAGAGTTACTGCAATTATGTTTCTTTTAATAAAAACTTTTCTCAAAACGCTTGCATATTTGGAATTATTTTTTGAACTATCATAATTCAACATTTGCAAAGCAGCAGAATTATAAAACTTGATGGTATCTGCAAATTGACAAGCATACAAAATATATGTTACTGCTGTATCTCTAGCAGATTTAAGTGCTGGCAAAGGTTGCATGCCACTAGACATATTTTGTTTGAATATTTCAATCATACATTCATACCAAGTTCCAGTCCACACTCTGCTAAAGCTATGTGGTTCATTAGATAGTTGATCATTAGGGCTATCTGCTGGTAATTTTTTAGGATCAGCATAAATGAAATCGTTAACTGCATCACGAAGAAAATATTGATATGTATTATCCCCAGTCACATCAAATATTGCCTTGCCCAATTCTTCGGCTAATCTTGATATGATATTAGATTTAGAAAGATCGTTATTTGTTTGCGTTAAAGCTTTTTGAAGTATTTGGTCATATTGCATAATATTTGAAATAGCTGAAATATCACCAAAAGATTCATGAAAAGCCCAAGCCTCATATGATTGTGCATTCCAAAGATCTGGTCTGAGTATGTCCAAGAAAGCATGTCCGAATTCGTGAGACACAATATCTGCTGATTCTGCTGTATATACCGTTTTCTTAGTTACAGTATCAATATCGTAAAAGAATTTAAGATTAGATCTATCATAATATGCATTAAAATCTTTACCTGCTCTTGGCAACACATTTAAAGTATTTGTAGCTGCCCATTTTGTAAATGTCTTTTTTGTTTTGTTTTGCGAGATTAAATATTTCGCAGTATTTTGAATAGTCACATAGCAACTTGCTGCTTGGCCTTGCGGTGAGTGCATATCATATCCAGCACCAACATATCCTTGTACATTTAATTTAAGCGAACATGCAGTTGGTGGAACAATTTTAACACCTTGTTCTGGTGTGGTCGGGTCATTCAAAAGATAATCTATTGTTTTTACGGGTGTAGCAGCAATTTTATTTTTCGCTGTACATACAGATTTAAAAATGTTTTTAATCCAGTTTAACATAATTGCCTCCTTGGAATAATGTGATATAATATATAATAATGTAAAGTTATATATAAATTTAATATTTACATGATATGGAAACAATATGCACAATAGAGAGAAGTTAGTACAAGAGCAAAGAACAATAGAGGCCATGAAAAAGGGATATATTGGATACGAAGGAAAGTTTGCCTACATAGCTAAAAAATTAGGATACCCAATTATATCACAGGGTGGAGGCAATTATAACCAGACATTTTTAGATGATTTTTATGACTTTAATGATATTGATGATGGTAAAAACGAATTGCCAATAATGGATGAAAATGAATCTATAAGTGAAATTGGAATGTCTTACGAGGGATTGCAATTTGGTAATAATTTAACCATTATTTTGCTATATGGCAATGCTGATATCACAGTTAGATATGAGAGCAACCTTGTTTATAAGGAGGTTGCTGGAGAACTTGAAGGATTTGTTCCTAATGAAATATGGGAAAATCATATTGACCAGATGTACGATTATGCAAAAAAAATAGAAAAGAAAAAAAGACCTTTAGAAAATGAGGATTTGGAAAAAAAAGCAAATAAAAAGAAAAAAGAAATATTAGATGATCTTAAGAAAAAATGGGGAATATGATGGAAAATATATATAAATCACTTTTGAACCTTGGTTTTATCATATATGAGGATAAAAATGAATTTTTTTTACAAAAAGTTTCTTTGCCACATAGTCCTAAAGTGATATCTCAAGTTAGTTTTGCAACATATGATGAAGCGTTAAATTTTGCAAAATCTGTTGTAGATATTGAAAAAAAAACGAATTACAAAGCTCTAATTAGATATAGACAAGGATTAGGCGTAGAATATGTTACTGTGCCTAGTATTGTTGCCAAGGATGAGAAGGAAGCCGAAATAATTGCTTTAGAAAAAAGCGGATTGCTTAAAAATTCGAAAGCTAAGATAATAGAAATAAAAATAAGGTTTCAAAATTAAACTCCATGGCATAAATATAAATAGATGTCACTTTATATCATCAAGGGGAACTATGAATAATCAAAATGTAGAAAAATGGACTTTAGAAGACGGAAGAAAAGCAGAAAAAAGAATTTCTGAGAGCGTCAATCATTCTGATTTGACCAGTGAAAAAATTGTAGAACTTCACATGGAAGATGAAAGACCTTTGAAGCTCAAGCAAAGAATAGTCGAAAAAACCAAGCCTGTACTTTATGAACGCAAGATTGAAACCTTGGATGCACAAGGCAATGTTGTCGATGTCAAAGTAGAATCGGCAGAACCAAAAATCCCAATGCAACTTGTTGAACATATTGCTTTGGCTAACAATCATGTTGCTGCCCAAGGCTGCAAGTCTGCTTGCAAAAAAGGCCTAACTAAAGAAGATTTGGCAGAAGCATTTGCAACAGCCCTAAAATCAGTAAAGTCTGAAAATTGCAACTTAAATAGCCTTGGAATCGCAGATCAAATTGCTGAAAGAGTTAATGGAGATTCCGACAATAATCTTACTAATAAGATTTTAATTGGGATTATTGTTCTTTTGGTTGCTGGTTTGGGATACATGTTATTTGCAATGTAATAATTCTAAAGAGATAAAACCAAATTGGGGGAAGCTTCACAACTTCCCCTTTTTTTCTATTCATATTTTTGAAAATAAAAAAATTTTATCAATCCACAAAAAAGTTTCTATCGCAGAATTGGAAGACAGTGCAGAAAATTGGTCTCTAAGAGAATTTTCTTTACGCCTTCCTAATTCTTAAAATACTAGCTAGGCGTGATAAGATCCTCATTTATAAGAACATGCGGTATCTGAAAAATTTCGTCAGGTTCGGTATTTGTGTCGGTGAAGGTGTAGATGGTTTTTCGGGATATATCGCCAACCAATGCACCTGCTGGGTATTCGATTTTTTCTACCACTCTTCCAGACTCATCCAAAGTTTGTTTTTTGAAATCGTATATGCCAGAGGCACGACCACGCAATAGTTCCCAATCTGCTTTTGGGCTGGTTGGATCAAATCCAGCTTCTGAAATAATCTGAGAATCAAATTCATCTTCTGGATCGAGTTCTATTAAATGGGCAAGGCTTAAAGGAAAGGTAAATCTATTGTCTATGGTATCTTTTGAGAAAAAAGACATTATTTCGCCAACAGGTGCTTTCTTATTGAATCTTAAAATTCTTTCAGCAGATGTGTTTGAGATATACATTTTAACAATACGCTTTGGGCGATTTTGCTTTGCAACAATCAAAACATGATTTTTTATTCCATTTTTTGATACTCTAGCTTCAAACATACTTGCAAAAGTAGCATCTTCATTTAAAGAACTAACAACTTCGTATGCAGTTACTTCGCTGGAGTTTAGGCCACTAATATTTATCTCTAGAGAAGACCAATTTCTAAATTCTTCATCCCAAGCATAATTTATCTTGATCGTATTATAAATGGAGAAATCAAATGGGTCATGATTCCAACTATAGGTGAAATCTTGTGTATTTTGATTTGCAGCAATTTTAAATGTCAGTGAATATTGACGATCATTGCCTGTATTGAAATATCCCTGATATTCTTGTGCGAAAACATTTTGAAAAAATGACATTTTTAACCTCTTTTTTTAAAAACTCTACAAATTTATGTAGTGATTTATTGATGAAAATATTTTTATCTATTAGATATTAGAGAAAGATCAAAAAAAATAAGACAGGATATTATTCCTGTCTTATGAAAATTATAAAAATAGTTTATTGTGCAAATGTGGTATAAACTGGTTGTTCGCAAACTTTATAAGGTATTCCGCATCTAATGATTTTATCGGTATATCCAATTATTGTTGGTTGATTCACGATAATTTGTTCTTGTACATTAGTAGTAACCATCATATTATATCCATTAACACATTGTGGCATAAGAACACATTTGTTTAAAACCACTATTTTTGCGACATTTTGGGTAATTGGCACCTTTTCGACCCATACTCTTTTGCGGTATGTAACAGCATAATCTCGAAATTCAAATTTCAAAAAACAACCATTGCAAACATGAACTAGCTTTTTTTCAATTTTAGTTTCTTCTACAAATGATATTTGTACATCATTTGTAGTCATATTAACAATTCTACTTATAATACCATCATCGGCATAAGATAACGATGGAACAAAACACATTAAAATTACAAAAAAATACTTCATATTTTCCTTCTTTCTACAAAAAATTAAATCCACAAAATAACTTACCACAAAAAAAACAATACTACAATATTTTTTGTGTATTTTATAAAATATTTTAATACTTATGCAAATTATCTATTTTGACTTTGATGAATTAAAACAAACTTTGCAAGGAAGATTTTTAATTTTTTCATATCTGCTTTTAGAAATTGGAAATGGGGTTAATCTTTCATCAAAAACAAAATTATGACCACATTCCAAACAAATACGATATTTGTTGAATTGTAAAAATTGAGTCTTTATAATTTTTTTCAACATAATTAAAACCCAGAATTAATGCCACGAATAATTTGTTTTAATTCGTCAACATCTAATCTGCTTTCTTCTATTTGTTTTTCAAGAAATATATGAATCCAGTCACCATCAACTGTTTTCAAACTTTCGGCTTGATGCATTCTTGTTGTATAATTAGAAACTACTTCCTCTTCAAGTGTCAAGGCTTGTTTCAAGATATCTACTGGATTATTCAATTTTGGTAATTTTTCATAATAAGGCATATTGGTTATTTCAAGACCAAGCCCAATTAGAAGATCACTAAATTGACTTACATGCTTTAATTCTTTGCTTGATTCCTCTAAAAAATGTTCTTTATATTCCTTTGAGTGTAATCCTTGAACTAAAGCAGCACTTTGTAGATAAAAATGCAAATGAGTTAGTTCATTGCGAAGATCGCTTACTAATAATGCATAGAGTTCTTCTTTGGTAGCCATTTTCACCTCATTTGTTAAAACTTGTAAATTTTCCATGATATCTCCTAAATAAAATTTCATTTTCCTATATATTTTAAAGTAGTTTCATAAAAAAAGAAAGTCATTTAAAATAATGAGTTTACCAGAATTTTTAAAAAATCAATCTGATTCGATCTGGAGATCGAAATATAAATCCCTAAAGCAATATTACGCAAGTGAATATAATTCCAAATATTATTCATTTGACAAATATCAATTGGAAATAGATCCAGATGAACCTATGGAGTATGTTGAAAAATATGATCCAAATAGAAGGCAACTAGAGATCATAAAGTGTTGTCATAGTTTTTCGTATTTTTGTCACAAATATGTAAAAATTCTACATCCAACAAGAGGTCTTATTCCATTTATAATGTTTAAATATCAGCATAAAGTAATAAATGATTATATGAATCATAGATTCAATATTATCTCAAAATTTCGCCAAGGCGGTTTAACAACTGTTACGCTTTTGTGGGGTATGTGGAAGTGTATGTTTCAAACTGATCAACAAATTATGCTATTATCGAAAACAGATAGAGAAGCTACAGATATTGGAATGATGATTGATCGTGCTTCTGAAAATATACCAGATTGGCTTAGGCCAAAAAAAGATGGAAAATGGAATGACCATTTGAAAATGTTTACCGAAACTGGAAGTTCTTTGAAGTTTTATTCTCCTCAAGCTGCCCGTGGAAAATCAGTTACATTCTTAATTATTGACGAAGTTGCATTTATTGAGGATATGGATAAGCATTGGAAGGCCATGTGGCCTGTTCTTTCCACTGGTGGTAATTGTGCCTTGGTTTCCACTGTAAATGGTATCGGCAATTGGTATCATCAGACATATATTGAAGCCAAAGAAAAAAGAAATTTATTTAATATTATAGATTTAGATTATTGGGAACATCCAGATTACAACAATCCTAAGTGGGCATCAGAACAAAAAGCTCAGTTGGGAGAAAAAGGTTTTTTACAAGAAGTTTTGAGAGAGTTTTTGGGAACTGGTGAGACTTATTTTTCATCCAAGATAGTTCGAGAGCTTACAGAACAAACCATAAACAACAATCCAAATAGAAAATTATTTGCAAAGTGGTGCAATCTTATGGGATTTGCAGCAATTTGTGAATCAGAAGAGAACAAGGGTGCTTTGTGGGTATGGAAAGAACCAGTTGAAGGTCATGAATATATTATTGGTGCAGATTGTGCCGAAGGTCAGGCAGAAAACAATGATAATAGTTGCTTCCAAGTAATTGATATGTTGACCTTAGAACAAGTTGCAGAATTTTATTCAAATACCATACCTCCACATTTATTTGCACAAACATTAAAAGAAGTTGGAATTTACTATAATAATTCACTTATGGTTGTAGAAAATATGGGGCCTGGTATAGCTGTTTTGAATAATTTACAAAATCAATTGTATTATGACAATTTGTACTTTGATTCAACCAAGTCTAATTCTAGGGCTGGTATAAAAATGGGACAGGTAAATCGCCCATTGTTCCTTGAAACTTTACAAAATAAATTGATGAATCAACAAATAAGAATAAACAGTATTAGATTTACAAATGAACTTGGTACATTTGAATATAATTCAACGACTAAAAAGGCACAAGCTCAAAAAGGAAAGCACGATGATGCTATCATGTCGATGTGCATAGCATTATATGTTAGAGATTCTATGATGCAAGACATTCCATTAGGGGCTTCTATTGATACGAATAGAATTGACAAAATAAATAATGAAGTTTACGAAGAAATAAAAAGAGAACTAGAAGAGGGCAAGCCAGAGGATGTTCTTAAAATTACAAAATCTAGCTTATTTGATGATGATGATATTTATAATTCTGATGGCGTTTCCTTCAGAAGAAAAAATGAAAGCTTGTTAAGAGAGTTCGGATGGTAAATTATGTCGCTACAAAAATATATTGAAAAAAAATATCATAAATCAAAAGTGAATTATGATATTTCTGAGTATAAAATAAATGTGCAAGATTCATGTTTTATCTTTAAGAACAAGCGTGAATTGCGTGAATATTATGTTGATTTGTCGGAATTATCTAAAGATTTAGATTTTATAAATTATCCAAAAAAATTTAAATTACTTTTAAACATATCTTCGCCTAACGAATCTGAATATCTAAAAGAATTTGAACATTTTTTAGAATGGGCATCTATAAGAGAAAATTATAAAATTAGAAGAATAGAAGAAAATATTACAAAAATTAAATTATTTTATTTTTTAAAAGAAGATGTTACTTTAGATGATATTTCATTTGTGGTAGAGTCAAAATGTTTCAAGGCATTAAATAAATTTAAAATTTTAGACATTTACATAAATGAAGCGATTCAAGAAACAAATTGGAATGGAACTGATGTTATTGTTCATATTTTAACTGATGATTCTGCGAAAATCCAAGTTGGCGATGGAAATATATTTTTATCAATGGATGACAATGGCATTAAATATGTGTCTGAAGAGGCATCTAGTTGCAATCAAGATTTTGAAATATTAAGAGACAAGTTGTTCAATCCAATTAAGCATTATTTCGACTTCTATATCCAAGAAACAACTGGTAATAACAAAAAAATAAATAACTTTAAAAGAAACTTTTATTTAAATAAAATAAATGAATATTTTTATTTTCCTCTAGATTTAAAAAGACCAGAACCAAAAGATGAAATGAATATTTGGAAGATTAAATTAAAAATAAATCAAATAATTTTTGAAGAAGGTTTTTTTAGAGTGAAAGACTGCTTGCAAAAAATAAGATATCTGGAATTGGAGTCACATGAAAGTTAATTTAAATGAAATTAAAAATTACATTTCCATGGCCTTGTCTGGAACATCTGGAGATTTTCAAATGGCAGAAATAAACTTCTATTTGAAAACGGCTTTGCAAAAAATTGAACAAAAACAAATCAAAGAAAACAAAAAGTCTGAATTTGTATCTTCTAATATGGTTCTAAAAAATGGCACACTAATAAACCCAATAGATGCAAAAAAGGCTATTTCTAAAATTGACGAGTTAATCAACTTTGAGCAAAATAAGATTAATTCGTCATTTATAAAACAAGACAAAGAAATAAAAACTATTATAGATTAGGTGAAAATATGAAAACAAATTGGAATGGAATTTTAAAAATAACTCATGCACAACACATAAGAAACAATGAAGTTATTTGGGAAGATAAAAATCTTTATAATATTCTTCATTCTCAAGGAGAAGAATTATTTTTAAAAACTTTATTTTATAATGATGGCACACTGCCAACACCAATATATTATCTTGGCTTAGACTCAAGAGCAGCAATAGCTTATGCTGACAGTATGACAAGCTTAGTTGGCGAACCTACTGGAAGCGGTTACACAAGACAACCACTGAATTCAATTTCTACAGGCAATACAGGATGGACTATTTCTGCGGAAACAAGTATTCACAAAGCTTTATCTAATGTGGTTTCGTTTGTTGCTAGTGGCGGTTCTTATGGCCCTATGTATAATTTGTTTTTGACGAATAAATCAGACAATACAGGAAGTCTCATTTCAAGCGTTTCATTGTCAACCCCATCAACATTGATAAGTGGAGATGTGCTTAGTTTGAGAATGACTTTATCTCTTAGAGATTGTCCTTAAACTATAGTTGATATCAATCTTTGATCGTCATATATTTCAATAATGTGAATTATACTGTAATTTATAGTTTTCTTTTCTATACGACTATATTCTTTGTATTGTAGACTTTCTTTTCCACCATCTTTTGAATCTCTAAGCATAATACTTATTGGCAAAGAAATATTGTCTAAGAATGGTGGCAAAAATATATTATAACCTTCATCAAACTTTGTGACTGCCTTTTTCCCATTATCTATTTTTAGCTTATATTTACAAAAAACTTCAATCGCAGGTTCTGATGTTTTTCCATTTAAATACCATACCGGAATTGATACACCTATAGCTTCTATTTCTGCATCTGGTTCTGCAAATAAATATCTCTGCTCTTTTGTAAGAAAGATATTATGAGATACCGTTAGAGTTAGAACATTTTGGCCTATATACATAAAGGATTACTCTAAAAGAGGAAATATGAAAAAATTTATTATAAACCTTTTCTGTTTATTTACCATTTTATCTACAAATTTGGCATTTGGTCAAGAAATAAAAGTACATCCTCTTGACAAAATGCCATTATTGCCATCAAAAATTGGCTATTATGGCGAAGCACCTGTTGAGCAAAGAGGAATTGAATTTAGAAAATGGTTGTCACCATCAGTTAAAATAGCTGTATCAGATGGCTCTGGTTCTGGAACTATAGTTTATTACGATTCTTTAAAAAACATAGCTTATGTTGCTACATGTGGTCATCTTTGGAATAATGGAGCCATGAGTGCTAAAGAAGGATTAAAAAGAAATATAACATGTAAGATTATCACATGGTTTCATAATGAAAAAAAATTAGCAGAACCAAAAACATATACTGCAAAAGTTCTTTTTTACAATCATATTACTGGAGCAGACACAGCACTCGTTTCATTTGAACCAGATTGGGTTCCAAATTATTTTCCAATTGCACCTAAAGATTACCAGTATAAAAAAGGTAGTATTATGCATAGTTGTGGATGTGATGGTGGTGACGAAGTGGCTCATTATGAGGTCGAAGTGGTTGGTGTAATTAGTGAAAGTCTCACAACAATAAGAAACAGCCCAAGACCAGGCCGTTCTGGTGGTGGTTTAATGGATGATAAATATTACATTGCAACTTGTTGGGCAACATCAATGTATAAAGGAACAAGTGAGGGTTATTTTACGCCACTACCAGTAATTCATGATATATGGACAAAAAATGGATATGAATTTTTACTCAAGATCAGACCAGATTTTGATTTAGCTAAAAAATTAAAAATTATTGATAGAACCATTAGGCAGCATAAGTATGATGAAGAATATATTTTGATTCCAAATTAAGGTTTTTATATGATAACATTTTTAGAATTTTTAGATTATAAAGAAAATAACAATTTATCTTCTGATGAATATACCGAACTTCAATCAACATTAAGAAAAATGATGTCTGATAATCTTGATCTTGGAAATTTCGTATCAAACCTTAAGCAATTTATTTCTAATCCTAATTTTGTTGATTTTTTAAAATCTGGCGATGAGAATGATGCTTTGAAAATCACAAGAAAAGATATATCTGTAATGGATTTAATTCCAACCCAAGATGAAATCTTTCTTGAATCATCTTTAGACAATGGACTAACTGATAGATTTGGCAACCTTGCACAATTCCTTGATGGTAATGCACAAGTAAAGGGCTATGTGGTCACTTGTATGGTGAATGGTAGTGTTTTCATTCTTGATGGTCATCATAGATGGTCACAATATTTTCTATTCAATCCACAATCAGAAGTTCCTTGTTTGATAATTGAAAATTTAAATTCATATTTACGAGGATTAAAAATAGCACATTTAGCTGTTGCTGCAAAATTAAGTCGTGTTCCTTTAGCTTCTGGAGATGAGACTAATCTATTCACCATAGATTACGAATCATTTGAAAACCATATTAAAAATATAATTACAGAAAAATCCTTACAAATATTTATTGATAAGAATTTGGCCAAAAATGTTGATGATGTGGTTGATTTTCTTTGGAATAATGTATTGAAAATAAGAAAATACAATTTAGGAAAAGAATCAAGAGGTTTAATGCCTCAAACTGGTGGTGCTGCCAAAGGATTTGAAAAAGACTTAGAACAAGGAAAAATAAATGTCATCCCAGATTGGTTAACTTTATCTGGATTATTAGCAGAAAATTAAAAAGTTATATTATATATAATAAATCAATAACAGGAGTCATTATGAAATCATTTTTAGAGTTTTGGAATCAAGTAAAGGAAGATACACTAGGACAAAAAGATCCGTTGGTATTAAGTAAAATTGATCCAAATTTGGCCAAAGCTGCTGTTGGTTCTGGACAAGAAGATAACGACAAACAAGATGATGTAGCACTAATGGGAAAAGGATCGGCAGCAGCCAATCAACTTAAACCATCGCAAAGCGAAATTATACTTGTAAAAGCTTTTAATATGGCTCTAATGACTAAACCTTTTGGTGGCGACTATGATGTTGGTGGCGATTTAAAATCAATAATGTCAAAAGATAATTTTATTGTCGATGGTCATCACAGATGGGCATCTACAATGCTGGTAGATCCAACTGCAAATATAACTGCAACACAAATAAATTTACCAGGCCCAGAACTTATTTCTGCTTTAAATGTATGGACTAAAGCCAATGATATTAAAGGCAATTCAGGCGGTCAAGGCGGCAGTGGAAGTATAAAGGATTTTAATGGAAATAATATTCAAAAAAATATTATTGATGTTGCAAAACAAACTGGGAAATCTCCAGATTCGCCTGATTTGGATGAAAAAACCGGGTCGCCTAACGCTCCTGGATATACATGGGAAGAACTTCAAAAACGCATAACTCTATTTGGTCAAGGTGATTTCGAGAAAGGCTTAAACATTCTAAAGGCTAATGCTGATAAAGTGGGTGCGACACCAGTAGAATCATGGTGTCCAGCAAGAGTAGAAATGCCTGTAATTGACAAAAAAGTAGTAGCAGATGTTGCAGGTAAGATTGCTAGAGGTGAAATTGATATTAAACCACCATTTAGTCCAGCGACACAAGCTGCTATGGGGAATAAACAAGCAGCAGCACCAGCAGTACAGCAAAAAGCAGCACCACAAGTGGCAGGGCAGCAACAAGCACCAGCACCAGCAGCAGGACAGCAACAAGCACCAACGACTCCGCAATTACAAGCTGCATCTATGTTTTATGATGATGAAACTTTTAATGAGCTAAAGGTACTTGCTGGCGTAGTCATTCGTGACTAATTTTTATAAAAAGTACAAACCTTTCTATAATCACAAAATCTACAATGGTTTCCTACTGATCCAACAACTAAAGATGGATCAGAGGAAACTATGCGATCATAAGTTTCTATAAGTTCTTGTTGTGCCGAATCAAGACTTTCTTGTGTAAATCCAGTCGATACTATTTCAGATCCTTCTAGATAAAACAAAGCTGCCTTGATGTTTTCTGCTTTTGCACCAAAGTGATTTTGAATTATTTTTCCATATGTTCTTAATTGTAGGTCTTTTACTATATTACTTTTATTTTTTCGCCACATTCCTTGTTTCGTGGTTTTGTAATCAAGAATAAAGAATTTATCTCCACGAATTATAAGTCGATCAATAAATCCTTTTATTTTTTTATTATTTGGCGGATCAATATCATAATTAAATTCCCACTCTAATTCGCCATCAAAACCAATTCTATCGGTAATTGTTTTGACATTTGCCAAATGAATTGGTAATTTTTTCTTGTATTGGGAAGGCAATGGTGGTGAAGGATTGTCCTGTTCCAACATGATTTTGCCAGTCAAAACTTCTGAAGCAATTTCTTCTATTGGTTTTTTACCTTTTTCCATCACATAATGTTCTGCAACTTTATGAACAATTTTTCCATATGTGAAGTGGTCAGCAACTGGTTCATTTGATATAATTTTCAAATGATACCTGTATTTGTATTGGGCATGACAAGTATCGAAGCACTGTTTTCTAGATACCGAGATATGTTCAATGTTCATTTTTGTTTCTCCGCTTAATTGTAAAGAGAAAGAATTAAAATGGCAATAAATTTTGACAAATTTGTTGAATGGGCAGAATCTAGATTTAGCGATGTGATTGTTAAAGGTAACGAGATTCATTTAAATAGTATATTTTCAGATGATACAAAACATCACTTGTGGTGTAATCCAACTGGTGGCAAGAAATCTAGAGATTTTGGTGTTTATCATTGTTGGAAGACTGATCAAAAGGGTTCTTTGGTAAAACTTGTTCAATTAGTCGATAAGTGTTCTCGTGAAGAAGCTTTATCTACTTTGCTTGGATATCAGACAATAGCACAATTAGAAAAGAAATTGGATGAATTTTTTAATGATCAATCTGAAGTTATAGAAGAGCCTAAGCAAAAATCTGGTTTACAATTACCTTATGGTTCTAATTTGATATCTGATCTTGGAACAAATAATTGGTTCAGAAAGCATGCAGAAGATTATTTGTCTCGTAGGAAAATACCAATAGATGGTCTTTATGTTTGTATGGAACAGCCATATAAGTTTAGGATTGTCATTCCCTATTATGGTCGTGATGGAAGATTGATTTATTGGAACTCAAGGCATATTAGTCCTAAAGCAAAACTTAGATATTTAGGGCCACCAAAAGAATGTGGTGTTGGAAAAGAAGATGTAATTTATATGGCTGGTAATTGGCCACAAAAAGGAAAAACACTATACCTTTGCGAAGGCGAATTTAATGCAATAAGCTTGAAATTATGCGAATTGAGTGCTGCTGCGTGTGGTGGCAAGAATATGAGCGAAAAACAAGCAATTATGCTGTCTGATTATAAGGTTGTTATTTGTTTAGATAGAGACAAGGCAGGTTCTCAGGGTAGTGCTAAAATGATGAATATGTTGTCTTTAAGCAAGAACATAAATTCTAATGACAAGCTAATGTTTGTAAGACCACCAGAACAGTATAATGACTGGAATGAGATGTATATTGAAGTTGGAGCAGTAATTTTAAATGCTTGGATAAAACAAAAACAAAAAGCTGTTGATTTTTTGGCACCACATGGAATGTCTGGTGATATTCTTGGTTTTCTATAAACATTAACTCAATTGGATTACAATGAAAATAACAACAGTAAAAAAATTACAGCAAAAATTCCAAGGTAAAATTTGCACAATTCTGACTCATCCTATAGCAAAGAGAGACTTTAATGATGCTCAATTTGCAGATTTTTTCACTGGTGTTGTTGATGAAATTGATGATGATGGAATCTTTACCACTCACGCATTGACAGCTTGTAAAAACTTCTATTTTTTTTCTCAGGTTATTGGCATTATTGAAGAACAAGTTCTTGATCAGCAAAATCCAGAACACATTAAGATAATTGAGGAAGTTAGAGAGAATATGAAAAATCCTAAAAAAACCAGTGAAACAAATGAAGATCAATTCATAAATATAGAGGACTTAGCGGAGCTAACTGCGAAACTACAAAAAGGAAAAACATGAAATATACTTTATTCTTACAGTGGTGGTTGATATTTACTATAATTTGTGTTCTATCTATATTCACATCATATGCTGGTTTCGCAAAAGAAATTTGGGTCAAGGACAGTAGTTATATAAGTTATTTTACTTATATTGTATTTTTAATATGCACTATATTTTGCGGAAACATTTCTTATCTTATTTGTAAAAATGGTAAAAAATTTGGAGAAGTAGCATTAAATGATTATGTGAATAAGGCCGAAATAGGATGGTTTACAAGTGAATTGTGCTTAACTCTTGGAATGATAGGAACTATAGTTGGATTTATAATGATGTTATCTGGTTTTAATACATTGGACATACAAAACATACAAACAGTACAACAATTATTATCACAATTAGGTCAAAGCATGGCAACAGCATTGTATACAACTATAGTTGGTTTAGTTTGTGGTTCTTTTTTGAAATTACAATTTTTTTTGGTTTCTATAGAACTTGATAAACTTGAAAATGCTCTTAAAAATAAAAAAGATTAAATATGAAAATAAGAAAAAACTATAGCTGCAATACATCTTTTTTAGATTTGCTCTTTAATATGCTTTTAGCTTTTGCTTGTCTTTTTGTTTTGGCTTTCGCACTTATAAATCAAAATAAAAAAACACCAGATGTTAAAGCTTCATATCTCATAACCTTTACATGGCCAAAAGAATTAGACAATGATGTTGATGCATATGTAGAAGATCCAGAAGGAAATTTGGTATGTTTTGTGCGTAGAGAAGATGGGTTGATGCATTTGGATAGAGATGATTTGGGTCACAAGAATGATACTATAAATACTCGTTTTGGTAAAATAACATATAACGAAAATAAAGAAATTATAACCTTGCGTGGTACTACTGTTGGGGAGTATTGTGTGAATATTCACGCATATAACTTTAATCATCAAGTTCCAACTGAGGTTACAGTTCAACTTGAAAAAGTAAGTCCTACTTATTCGGTTTTGGTACAAAGAAAGATAACACTAAATAAAGTTGGCGATGAAAAAACAGCATTTAGATTTAAAATAAATTCTAAAGGTGATCTCGAAAGTGTTTCTGATTTAGAAAAGAAGCTTTTGGGAATAAGAAATAAACAAGGCCAACAACCAGCAAATGTACCAATAATACCGCCAGAAACACCTTGAGGAAAAAATGAACATAAATGCAATTGGAATTCCCTTAACATTCATTATTTTAGCATCTATAGGCTTATGGATTATATTGTATTCCAGAGGAGCTTGGTATTTTAAGCTTGTGTTTGTATTTTTGTCTTTATATTTTAGTTTTCTTATGTGGTTTTCACTTAGTGATTTAAGTGGTTGGGCAACAGAATCTAAATTTCCAAATAAAACAGTGATTCATTGGCTTTTGGTGCAAGAGCCATCTAAAACTAATTCTAAACATCTTGGCAATATTTTCATTTGGGCCACTGAAGTCGATGATGATAATAATGTCAAGGAGATTGACACCAATCTATTTTTAAAGCCATTTTCTTCAAAGAAAAATAATTCAGAGCCTAGAGCTTATAGATTGCCATATACAGAAGAATTACATAAACAGGCAGCTAAGGCCATGCAATTGATTATGTCTGGAAAAACCCTTGTTGGAGAAGCGAATGCTGATGGTGGAGAATCTGAAAATTCTACACAAAATAAGCCAAATAAAAAAAATGGGAATGGTAGTTTGAGTCAAGAACAGATTTTTAGATTTTACGAATTACCACCAACTAAGCTTCCATCAAAAATTACTGGCTCTGACAATTGAATTTATCTTTCAGAGATTAATTCTTTTATATAAATTGTTTTTTCTTTTAGGCTTAAAGAATATAAAGGGCTAATACTAGATTCAAATTTTATTGTTTTGTCATTTTTTTCTTGGCTTTTAATTACATGACTTACAAACACTTTATATCTTTTTATAATTTTTTCTTGAATATCTAAAGGAATATCTTCACCACCAGATAATATTTTGTTTAATATTTTATCTACTTTTTCACTTAATAGATTGAAAATTTCTATATCGTCTTCTGAAGCTATTCTTCCCCAATTTTTAAAAGCATTTTTATATTCTTTATTGGTTTTTATTTTTCTTCTAACTTTTTCAAGTCCTTCTTTGTTATCTGGAAAATTAAAAGGGAATTCTTCTTCGGCCTCATCTTTAAGCTCATCTTTAAGTTCATCTTTATCTCTATAGAAATTTGGTTCAACATTCATGGTTGACACACCATTAATTTTATTTTCTAAATTTGTCAATTCATCTTCAACATCTGGTTGCCAACCATTCCATAGAGAGTGATCTCCTATTTCTATAAGATTCTTTTTTATTGAATTATATATTTCTTCTGGCATATCTTTATTTTTAAATGCATTTTCAAGATCTTCTAAAGCTTTGTTTATTCTAACGCCATAATCCCTTTTTATATCATGACTAACTACTGACTTTGGTTCTTCTTTTTTTTCTGGTTCTTCTATTGGTTCTGTTGTTTCTGGCTCTTCTGTTGTTTTTTCTACTGGTTCTGCAACACCTTTTGTTGCCATAATAGTCATATGATCAGATACGATTTTTGAGATGGCTTTTTTTAAGTTTTGAGCAAGATCATCTAGCATTCTTATGATTTGTAGATTTTCTGTACCTTTAGGCATACTTACTTCTAAAATATTTGATAATTTATTTTCAAATATTTCGAATTCTTTTCCCAATATTCTATATTCTTCAATAGTTAATCTTTTTTTAAATATTGGATTGTAGTTTTCTTTTTTTGGTATGGGAATTTCACCAGATGCAGGTTTATTTTTTTCGGGAAGTGGAACACCACCCATATCGCCTAAACGATTTACGAAATAATAAGGATTAGTTTTTCCATATCTTCCATATACAACATTAGACATCCAATTTTTGAATCTATCCCACATGCCTCTTTTGGGAGATGATGGGGATAATAAGTCTCTTTTTAATATGTTTACAAGATTATCTACCGTTGTATCGATTTTTGTTTTTAAGTCGTGATCTATTTCCATATTTTCTCCATTATTACTAAATGTATATAGTTGGAGATATGATGATTTAGATAATTGCTATTATCAATTTATTTGATTGCTCATATATTCATTGATTTTTTTCAAAGACATAAGACAAGAATCAAATCTATGGAAGTCGCTTGATAGGTATTCCAAACTAAGTTCATCAAATTTATCGCAACCTTCTTCTTCTATTTCGAAATAGATAGCTTTACCTTTTTTGCCAAGAACTTTGTATTTGTGCATTAAAATATATGCTGCTGCACCAAGATCTGTTACAAATCTTTGATTTTTTGACTGAAAATGATAATCTCCAATTTTTTTAAGAGACATTATACAAGCATCAAATCTGTGAAATTCACTAGAGAGATAATCTAATGTGATTTGATCAAATTTATCAGGATTTTCTTCATCTGTGGTTAAAAAGTAAATGTCTTTTGCTTTTCTTCCTATAACCTTATAATCATGCATAAGTAAATATGCGGCAGTTCCCAAATCACTTACATTTTTTTGCTTACTCATTTCTTTCTTTCTTTCTTTCTTTTTAAAATTACCTAGCGGTTTCGGCAGCAATTAAACAGCCTCTGGCAACACTAAATAAAGGATCTTCTGGTCTAATGACTTCGCCAATCTTAATGTTAAGTTTTGCTTGCATTAAGGTTTCTCTGAACAATTTATCAAAGCCAGGTGGGGATGAAGTTCCACCAGCAATGACAATATCAACTGGCGTATCAGTGTGAATAGCTTTATTAGCAGTAGATAATCCTTTTTTAATTTCATTTATTGTATGCTCAATCATAATTCTATATTGTGTTTGAATTGCTCTTTCAACTAAATTAGTTGGAATCGCACTCAGATCGACTTTGGTCTTTTCTTTATTGATGAATGTTGGACTTTCGCCAGTTGCTTTTGCTGCTTGTTTATCAATCCAATCTCCACTATTTACAATTGCAAATTTGAAAATAGGATTGCCATACATTGAGTAGCATAGATTTACCATCCCTGCTCCAAATGAAATTCCAATACCAGTATAAGCTTTTTTGCCTAATTCTGCATAGACCAAAGCAAGAGCTTCGTTAATTGGGTATGCATTAACTGTATATCCTTCTTCGGATCTATATGCTTTGAATATTGCCTCTAAAACCTTCTGGTGATAATCGGCATCTGTATCTTCATTAATGGCATTTGCTGGAACACAGTAATATACAGTTTCATTATTCTGTTTTACTCCATCTAAAAGACCATGAATCATGATAGAAAGAATTTGAAAAGCATCTCTTTCTTTTGGATTCACACAGCCACCAGACATAGGCCTTTTAAGCTCAATTTGGCTCATGGTATAGGCCATATTTACAGCAGCCTCACCAAGAGCATATGCTACATTTTCTCTTTCTATAAGAGGAACACCAGCTTGTTTCATCATGTCGAAAACAAACCTATTTTCTAATGGTAATTCTAAAAATGCATTAACTTCTCTTTTATTTACAAAGTTGCCGTTTCCATCTCTTCTACATGAAACCAGATTATAAGTACCCACATCAAAGCCACAACTTGCCATTTTATTTGCCTTTCCTTTTGTGTTTCTATGCTTTTTTTCCAAAATTTAATTTTGGCATCTGTGCAAAATCTGGAACTTCCCACATTGCACTTTCTTCTTTTTTTTGCTCAACTTTTGCATTTTGAACACCAACAGTTACGCCAGAAGTGTTTAAATTTATATTTAAATCTATACTTATAGACAGCTTACATTCGCCATCTTTTGTAATAACCTTGATATCACTAGCTTTTATAAGTTGTGCCACATTAACCTCTTAAATTTAATATAGTGTGCATTTAGGCCATTTTTCAAACATCTTTTTAATTCCTTCTATAATTTCAAGTTCAGTAAGTTCTGACAAACATGGCTTAATTGCTTTTTTTGATTTGTGGCAATTACCAAATACAAAACATGGCCCACAATCCCAATTTCCATTGTCTCTATGCTTTTGAACAAGTATGAAGTCATAATATTTACCATAAGTTTTACCATTTGCAAAAGTAAAAATACCAACCAATGGTTTTTTTAAACCTCCAGCAGCATGAAAAGCAGCGGTGTCAACAGTTATCATATAATCCATGCAACTAATATAACAAATCCAATCTTTTAAATTTTGAGGGCATATTGTTGGCAATCGTAATTTTTCACAATCTAATATGGGAGATTTATGGAGTGCTATCAAATTGTGGTTTTTGCAATAATCGGCAATACATTTTATTTGATTTGGCAATAGTGTTTTATTTGCCATTTTTGATACAGGACAAAATCCAATTAATGCCCCATTATTTTTTCTATATTTTTCTAATTCTTTTTTTATTCTATTTTTTCTTTCTTCTTCAATAACAAAACACATATCATGACTTGTTAATTCAAGTCCACAATATTTTGCCCAAATATCACTCCGATGAATAGTGTAATGTGGAGCATTTCTATTTTCATATCTATCTGCTATACTTACACAGGTATTAAAACACACAATGTAATCATTTGGATTAACAATTCTAGAATCAACAACATTTTTAACATAAGGATGATCAGTAGTTGCTTCGGCATATTCGGGTAGACAAGCAACTGTAAATTCTGCATTTGGCAAATGATGATGCATATCTGTCAATAACATTCGATGCATAAGAACATCACCCAAGCCACCTTTGTCATGATGTAACAAAATTTGATTTCTTCTTTGAAAGAAATCTTTAATTGATAATGTTGGTTGTATATATTCTGATTTTTTTAATTCAGCCATTTTTCTCTTCAAAAAAATACCACTATTTTAAGATAGTGGTATTTTTTGATTTAATTCATCTTACTTTGACCATTATAAGTTTAACTTAAACAAGATGTTCTTACAGAGCAAAGAACTTGAACATCTGCATCAACTGCACCAGAAATGGTATTTGTGAACTCTAATTTTGTAATCAATAGATCACCACTATTAAAAACTTGAGTTTGATCCTGTCCAAGTGTGAATATTGCACTTTCCAAACCATTAAGCCTAATATTTATTTGATTTGATCCCAAATTACTAATTTGTACAAAACTAGAGAATGAATCAGTATCACCAGCTATATCAACAACATTGTCTTCAAATGCTGTGCTTGGACTCACTGTCAATGTATAAACTGAAGGGAAATTATTTTCTGCTGGATTTTCACTATAGATAGAACCATCATCAGAAACGACTTCAATGAAGGCCTGTTCTTGTTCCATTTGAGGATATGCAAACTTTTTCCAGTAATTGCAATCAACAAATTCCTCTCCATCAAAAAGTTTTCGGTATTTTTTACCTGGCCCTTGAACAAAGATAGTTCTTTGAACAGAAGTAGAGAACTGAGCCTGTGTGGAAGGGTCTACATCCATCGTTCCTTGCTTGCTATTGTTCAACTTGACTCTAAATTCGCTCATATTGCTCCTATTATGAAAAAATAAATTCTCAGTTATATAGCTTTTTGAAGTCATCTTATTTTTTATAAAATATAAAAATTTTCACCGATCATAGCGAAATTAAATTTAATTCAGGAAATAAGGACTTATACAAAGAAGTTCCCAATCCACTTTCTATTAAGGTACATTTGATTCCTTTGAAAATAGAAGCAGCAAATACTTCATTTTCTACAGAATATATCTGATTTGCATCTTCTAATTTATCAACATATGTAAGGCCTTTTTGCTGTATTATTTTTTTTAATTTTTCTATTTGATTAAAATCCAATGATTTTGTTGGGTATATGCCTTGAGTAAATACACTTACTCTATTTGAATTTGTGCATTTATTAAATTCAAAACATGGAATTTTTATGTCTGATTCCATCACAAGTTCATGTATTGGGTGCATTTTTTTTTGTAAATTAACTTTTATTTCTCTTACATAACAAAAATTTTGTTTTACAAATTCACTTTTTTTTACGACTCTTGGTTCGTCATGTAATAAATAATATGATTCGTCTTTACAAGCGAGATATATTTGTATGCCATTAAATTGTTGTTCGATATATGGTCTAAGATTTTTAAGTAATATTAGATAATCATTATTGTTTCCAAAATATGAGCAACAATATTTGTTTTGCACACTCTTAAATTGATGAAAAGGTAAAAACATGAGTTCAGATCTTCAAAAAACACAAGAACTTATTGAGGCTTTTGACATATTATCAACTAATTTAGGTCAAGATGATATTTATAAGAGAATACTTTTAGAGGTTATTTTCGAAGAATTATTTAAAAATTCAAAAAAGGATACGCATCATGGCAGTGAATGATTCAATTATTTGGATTTACATAGCAAGAAGAGATAAAACTGGTGTCAAATTGCTTACTCAATTAAGAGGCAAAAAAATACTTGCATCTCATCTTGAAAGTGTAGACGATTTAAGACTTCCGTTGGATTATAAAGACTTTATAAAAAAATCAATTTATGAAAACAGATTATTGTTTGAGCCATGGATTGAATCGGCAAATGATTATTTGGCACTAAGGTCGCAATTGAAATTAAGGGGATATTCGAATATTCCTTTATCTAACATTCAAGAATATGGATCAATTACTTCTGCAATTTCTCCAGAGATATACACAAAAAATATAAATCAAATTAAAGTCATGGTGCGAAAATCTAGTTGATCTTTTTCAAAAATCTTTTATGACAAATGAAATTTCCAGATTTAACTTCAATCATGAATTTATTGCCATCTTGCTCAATGATTTTTCCACCAATTTTGCTAAATTCTTCTACTATCTCTTTTTCATCTCCTATTTCGACTTGTATTTTCTCTTCGAAATTTTCTATATTGCTTTTTGGTTTTATTCTTTTTCCAATGAATGATTCTTTTTCTTGATTGTTATCATCATGGTTTTTTATCCATTTTTTGAAATCAGATAAATTAAAAAAATTAAATGGGTTGTTCATATTTTCACTTCATAACATTAAGTATTTCATCTTCTTCTATATATGTTGCGTTTTCAAACTTTAAACCATTCGAGTTATAAAATATTTTAATTTCCTGATAAGGTAACATCTTTAACCAAAACAATTTTGCATCAATGATTTCATGAGCTATTCTTTGTTGTGGATATTGATACAATCCATTTTCTAATTTTTCTGCACTTGGTCTTTCGCCTTCAAAACTGTCATCGCAACAATATAAAAATATTTTATATGCATTGAACATAAATGCCAATTGAATGGCTGCACAAATTGGATTTCTATAATCATCAATTTGTGTGTCTGTTTCCTTGGCATATTTAGAGGTATATCCACCTTCGTAAACGGGAAGATATTTTAACATTCTTCCTCTATAATTAGCTACGAAATCAGAATTGGTTTTTAAAGATGCTATACATTTTGGAAAGTTTCTGATGTGTCTTTTTCCAAAGTATTTCACACAGTCTTTATAAGGATTGTTAACAACATAATAATCCATATTTCTATTGTTTGTATTCCACTTTGCTAAAGAACCCAAAACTCCAATTACTGTTATGTCTTTTGGAATAGATGCTAAAATTTTTTGTTTTTTTTCAAAATTAAATCCATCACTAATAATTAGAATCTTATCATGATTTAAATTTTCATGATTAACCCACATATGTTTTTGCATACTATTTTGAATTTCATTTTTTAAAAAAACAAAATAATCACTTGGATTGTATGTTTTGTTTAAATCGACTTGTGGGCAGTTTGTTTTTGTAAAGTTACGCACCCACATATTGCTATCGGTTTTGATATATTCATTTCCATCTTGATAAATTTTAATTCTTTTTGATGTTTTCATGTTTTAAAAGAGTAGTTTGTTTTTAGTATTTAGATCGAATATCAATTCTTCAAATGTGTAACACTTTATTTTTTCCCATATGCTTTTATTTAAAAATATTTGGTCTGAAACATCAATTCCAAAATCTTTATATTTACCATCAAATGTAGTTCTAATTACTTTGGCTTTTTTTTGTAAAAGTAAAATTAATGTTTTTAAATATGTGTCAACACTTATACAATCACTGGATGAATTAATTATCTGCAAAAAATCTAAAAATTTAATCTCTTTTTTTTCATTTAAACTGTATAAGCAATTGTGTGTTAGCCAATGGCAATTTTTGTTTTCATGTAATTCATAGTAATTATAATCGTCTAAGCTTCCAGTTGTCACAATAGAATATTTTAATTCAAGAAGCTTTTCTATTAAAGCATTATACTCATCTTGAGTTAGGAATTTCTTTTTTGAAACATCTCTCAGACCACCAGAAGGTGCAAGAATTATATATTTTGATGGAACTATATCGCTTCTTCCTATAAGTTTGTTCCAATTCGGTTTGGTTTTTATTCTTGGAATATATTTTGAAGTATCATGCCAATCCTTATAAGGAAGTGTAATTCTATCTGGTAAATGTGCAGATTGCTTAAAACATGGCATACTTGTAAATTTTTTATAAATGAAATCATAGCCATCACTAAACACGATGTTTTTGTGAAATAAACATTTTACATTAAAAAAATCACAAAAACATTTTGCAAATATATTTTTATCGTCATTTGATAAAAACAATATTCTTGGATCGTGTTGGTCATATGCGGTTGCAAGCAATAATAGAAGATCGCCAACTCCACCAGCAACCATAAAGGCACTGCAACTATTGTCAAAAAAATTGTCTATTTCGTAAGATAATTTTTCAATTTCTTCTAACAAAATCAGATTAATCTCCGCAAGGAACTATCGCTACACATTGCTGCTTACTATTATTTTCTCCATTTAATTTACTTATGTCTAATTGTATTTTGACATCAATTGGAGAACCTTTATAAACTAGTTCTATTTCTGGTTTTTCTGGCATTACCAATTTAATTTCAGAAGGTATATTTCCTACAATCTCAATAGAAGGAGGAATTCCAACAACTTGAATTTTATCTGGTATTCCACTTGCATCAATTTTGATAGACCTTGGGAAATCTTCTGGAATGTCCAGTCTTATAAATTTTGGCAAATCAGATTCTAATTTAATTGTTGATGGTAAATTTTCAGCTACTAATTTTATTTCAGAAATAATATTATCAGAAGTAATTTTAATTTCTTTCGGAATATCAAAATCAGACACAAGTGTTATTTTATCTGGTATCTTAAAAGATTCTATTCTAATCAAGGCTGGAATGTCATGTAATATTTTTATATCTGGTATTACTGGGGCGATCACTTTTATTATCGATGGAATTCCAATATCATTGATTTCGACACTCAAAGAGGGATCGTCAAGATCATTTATTCCATCCATTGACCTGTAATTAAACGCAGGGCCACTAGACGGACAAGCGACTGTAACAGTACAGTTTAAACTTGGTGGAGTTCCCCAATCTACTGTTAAACTTGGTGCTGGCCCAAATTTAATTTCACTTGGTATGCTTGGTGGTGAGATAAATTTAATTTCACTTGTTATAGTTGGCGGTGAAACAAATGTAATTACACTTGGTATAGTTGGTCCTATACCAAATGTAATTATACTTGGCATATTAGGTGGAACAAATGTAATTACACTTGGCATATCAGGTGGTGTAAATGTAATGTTTGATGGAATGCTACAGTTTATAACATTTATTTCAGATGGAATAGTACAACCGATAATACTCACAATTGATGGAATATTTGGTGGCGTAAATGTAATTACACTTGGAAAACTAGGTGGTATAAATGTAATTACACTTGGCATACTTGGTGGCGTAAATGTAATTACACTTGGCATACTTGGTGGCGTAAATGTAATTACACTTGGCATATCAGGCGGTGTAAATGTAATGTTTGATGGCATACTAGGTGGTGTTACCGAAATTAAAGTCGGAATACTACAACCAGTTACAAATATTTCAGTTGGAATATCAGGTGGTGTAAATGAAATTACAGTTGGAATATCAGGTGGTGTAAATGTAATTACAGTTGGAATATCAGGTGGTGTAAATGTAATTACAGTTGGGAAAGTAGGTGGTGTAAATGTAATTACAGTTGGAATATCAGGTGGTGTAAATGTAATTACAGTTGGAATATCAGGTGGTGTAAATGTAATTACAGTTGGAATATCAGGTGGTGTAAATGTAATTACAGTTGGAATATCAGGTGGTGTAAATGAAATTACAGTTGGAATATCAGGTGGTGTAAATGAAATGTTTGTTGGAATGCTACAGTTTATAACATTTATTTCAGATGGAATAGTGCAGCCTATAATACTCACAATTGATGGAATATTTGGTGGTGTAAATGAAATTACAGTTGGAATGATAGGCGGTGTAACTGTAATTACAGTTGGGAAACTAGGTGGTGTAACTGTAATTATAGTTGGAATATCAGGTGGTGTAAATGTAATTACAGTTGGAATATCAGGTGGTGTAAATGTAATTACAGTTGGAATATCAGGTGGTGTAAATGTAATTACAGTTGGAATATCAGGTGGTGTAAATGAAATTACAGTTGGAATATCAGGTGGTGTAAATGTAATTACAGTTGGAATATCAGGTGGTGTAAATGAAATTACAGTTGGAATATCAGGTGGTGTAAATGAAATTATAGTTGGAATATTTGGTGGTGTAAATGAAATTATAGTTGGGAAAGTAGGTGGCGTAAATGTAATTATAGTTGGAATATTTGGTGGTGTAAATGAAATTATAGTTGGGAAACTAGGCACTGTTATTGAAATTACAGTTGGGAAACTAGGCACTGTTATTGAAATTTCAGTCGGCATACTACAACCAGTAACAAATATTTCAGTTGGAATATTTGGTGGTGTAAATGTAATTACAGTTGGGAAACTAGGTGGTGTAAATGTAATTACAGTTGGGAAACTAGGTGGTGTAAATGAAATTATAGTTGGGAAACTAGGTGGTGTAAATGAAATTATAGTTGGAATATTTGGTGGTGTAAATGAAATTATAGTTGGAAAACTAGGTGGTGTAAATGAAATTATAGTTGGAAAACTAGGCACTGTTATTGAAATTACAGTTGGGAAACTAGGTGGTGTAAATGTAATTACAGTTGGGAAACTAGGTGGTGTAAATGTAATTACAGTTGGAATATTTGGAGATACAAACGAAATCACACTTGGTATATCGAGTGGTCCGAAAGTAATGATTGATGGTACTGGTGGGTCGATTATAATTACAGAAGGAATATTAATTGGTCCTAAAGGTCCAATATCTAAACATGGAAATAAAATAGGTGGAGGTTGAACATTAACTGTTGGTAAATTTAATTGCGGAATGATAAGTTGTGGAATATCTGGTATGTTTGGAATTATAATTTCTAAAGGAGGATTAACAGTTGTGATACTTGGTTGCGTTGCAACTTCTCTTTGTGTAGGGCTTTGAACTATAGTGCAGTTATTTGTATTAACTTGAATGACTGGATCTATTTTTCCACTTGCCGAATATGTATGTGTTCCAGCCAAACTTGTAGTTGTAAATGTTCCATCGCCAAAATCTATTCTGAAGTTTAGATAAGATCCATTAATTTCAACGCTATAATTTGCTATTGTTCCTGTAGTTGGATTAGCTGATGCAATAGTAAAAAAGAAAGTAACATCAGGACATGTAAAGTCATCGAGAATAATTGGTAGTTCCGCAAGATTTCTAATTCTCCAATCTAAACTTGCTTTGTCATCTGTAAAATTATAACCAATAAAATTTTCCATATTGATTATTGCTGTAGCGAGTTGATTGTGATGTTCTGCGATCACAAATCCTCTAACTTCAGCACCAACATGATTAAATTTTGTTTTAGATCCAGCAATATTTCTTATGCAATTTGTAAATTTGAATATTTTTCCATTTTCATTTTTTTCAACATTGTTGTAATAGAAAAGCTCTCCATTTATATTGCCATAGCCATTATCTGACCATATTTCATTTTGGTTTATTGCAACTGGTTTTATTTCAATTGAATCTTGCCAAGGATTGTTTTCAGATGTAGTGATTGATTCGGAAGTATTATAAACTAAAAACAATGTACGATTGTTGTCGTAGTTTTTAGGGTATACAGGTGTGGGAGGAAAGTAATTAGACATTATATTATTTATTGTTTGGTTTCTAGAAAATACTCATAATCCATTGATTGCCACTAGGCCTATTGGAAACATTGCTAAATGTAAGTGTTGTTTCATTGAATTTTATATATGCTTTATTGCTATAATCAAAACTTAAATAAGCAATTTTATCATTATCGGATGTCGCAACAAGAGTTTGCGTTGCGTTATCATAACCAGAAACTGTGTTATCTTGCAACAATCTAAATGAAGATGAATTCACTCCAGTTCCGCCAGTTTCCCAAACATTAGATGTTGGATTATAGGCAGAAATAGAACCGCTATTGTTGAAGAAATAAACTCCTTGACTTAAAGTAACAAGCTGGCCTTCTACTTTTGTCGATCCAGACATATCATTTAACTTTCTAATATCAACAAAGTAATCAGTTGTTGTGCCACTTGTCTTATAAAAACTTTTGATTCGGAAAAAATCTCCTACACCTTGATTTCTCATAAAGAAACCAGCAGAATCTTTCCAACATGATCTATAAACGCTCATGTTGCCTTGATTGGAGTTTCCGCTTATATCATAAGTTACTTCATTTTTAAGTAATTCGTCTGCTCCATTTTTATAATTTGATGTTGCAATTGTAGAATTTGAAGAACTAAGATTTTGTAAATTATAAGTAATTTTATTTTGATTGGTTAAACTGTTATTTGGCAATTGTGCCGTTGTGATTCCACCTAATATAAAATATAAATTTGTTCCGCTACTCATGCTTATCCAATTCCATGGCCTCGACAATGAAGGTTGGTTTACATATGTTTGTGTAAACCCATTAAATTCATTCAAATGAATATTTTCGTTAGAGGATGGATCTCCTATACCTCTTCCTGATGCATAAAATAATAAGCCAACCCCACCATTGCCAGATGTTGTAGCTGAACGAGGTGCAAATCCATTA